GAATTTAGTAATTTATTTTTATCAGAACACAAGCCAAAAGTTGTAGGTACAGACGAAGCATTTGCCCTAGCTGCAAAACTTTTAGATATAACTGATGTCATTGCTTATCCTCTAGAGTTTCCTCGCATAGTGCATATGAAACCTATGGTACAGAATTGGCCATGGCCCGCCGACACATGGAGCGACCACGTGGGCTTTTATCTTAATCGCTACGGTAAATTAAAAATAGGAAATTATCAACAAAATGGCATCGTGCATTATGTTGAAAAAAATAAAATCGACGATGAAATGATTAATATCTTAGAGGAAATAGCATGGAAAAAGTAATTGATTTTGACGAGTGGATCGAAAACTTTCAGCTACCAAAAATTGAATACGTTGCAGTATACGATCCGTTTACCGGTGATGTAAAAAGCGTAGGTCCATCTTACGCTTTTTCTGCTGAAGAATATACTGTACCTGTTGATACTGAAACTGCTGAAAGAATTATTAATGCAGAAATCAAGATTCACAATTGTCAGGTAGATGTTAATTCTAATAAATTAGAGATCGCCGAGGTTAAAAACTTAACAACCATAGACGATGTATTACATCGTATTATTTCTGTTGAACATTCTGATATAGAAATCCCTGATGTGTATATTAGTTATTTGTCTAAAACTAAAACTCTAAAGATCCAACTGTCTGAAGCATTAGGCGGCACTAAAAAAATTAAAAAAGAATTTAAATCTAGAAAAATTGTATGGGATGGCAACGCAGAGATGAATTTTCTAATCACTGAATACAATGATCCCAATTTGACTTTTGAAATGTTTTCTGTTAAAATTAACGAACTAATAGGTAAAACTAAAATTATTAAAAATATCGAATACGATAGATTTAGCATCTATACACGTCGCCTATTTAAAAATTATGTAATTGAGTATAAATGAAAATTGTAGAATTTGACATAATCTTTTTGAGCTACGATGAACCTAATGCAGAATTGCATTACGCCGACCTATGCAATAAAGCACCATGGGCAAAACGAGTACACGGTGTTAAAGGGAGTGACCATGCACACAAGGCCGCAGCAGCACTAAGTGAAACAGAGTGGTTTATTACTGTAGATGCAGACAATATTGTCAATCCGTCATTTTTTAATCTTGAGTTGGATATGACAGATCCAACGATACAGGTCTATGGATGGTGCGCTCGAAATCGTATTAATGGATTACGCTATGGCAACGGCGGTCTTAAAATATGGCGTAAAAATTTTGTACTAAACATGCAAACACACGAGAACAGTACTAGCGACAGAGGACAAGTAGACTTCTGTTGGGAAGATGGCTATCGCAACTTCCCCAAAGTATATAGCGAAAGCATTGTAACCAGCAGTCCGTTTCAAGCATGGCGAGCAGGATTCCGCGAAGGTGTAAAGATGACTCTACTTGACGGAGTTAAAGTTCCTCCCCAAGAAATCAAAGAACGTATTTGGTGGCACAACATTCATAGATTGCGTATGTGGTCAACGGTAGGCGCACATGAAGAAACTGGATTATATGCAATACTTGGAGCTCGAACTGGAACATATTTAACTAATTGTACTGATTGGAATTATGTTGAAGTTAGAGATTTTGAAATTCTTAGCAATTTGTATGAAGAGTATGTTAATCATCAGAATGTAGAGAGAGATGTGCAAGAGTACGGAACATTAATTAAACAACAATTGGGATTAGATTGGCCATGGCTAGATAAACGTCAAAGTAAGTATACGTTAGACTTATATGACGAAACTATTAATCTAGGCCTAACTTACTATCAACAATGAAATACGATATAATCTTTATTAGTTACGCTGAACCAAATGCAGATGCTAATTTTGCCAAACTGAAAGTAAGATTCCCCCATGCTCAGCGAGTACACGGAGTGAAGGGAATCCATCAAGCACATATCGCCGCTGCAAAAAAAGCATTTACAAGAATGTTTTGGGTAGTTGACGGCGACGCAGATATTGTAGATACGTTTAATTTTGATCATGAAGTATCAAAGTACGATCTCGAGTGTGTGCATGTTTGGCGTAGCATTAATCCTGTTAACGGATTAGAGTACGGCTACGGTGGAGTTAAACTATTACCAAAATCTCTCACTGTAAATATGGATCTTTCTAAAACTGATATGACCACTAGTATCAGTTCTTTGTTTAAAGCAATGCCTGACATTAGTAATATTACTGCATTTAATACCGATCCATTTAACAGTTGGAAATCTGCATTTAGAGAATGTTGCAAGTTAGCTAGCAGAACTATTGATAGACAAGATGATGTTGAGACTCAACATAGATTAACAGTATGGTGCAGTACTAGTGTAGATGCTTATGCTCGAGATGGTGCATGCTCCGGTCGAGACTACGGACTAGCGAATAAAAATAACATCGAAGCATTAAAAAAGATCAATGACTTTGAATGGTTAGAGGAGCAGTTCCGTGGACGATAAGGCAAGAATTAAAAAATTTATCCCTATAATGAATGAGGTAAGTCCTACATTCTGCATGGCCAAATGGCACCACACTACTATCTATCTTCAGACAGGCGAGACACATAGCTGTTATCATCCAGCACCACATAAAATTCCCATTGACGAAATCACAATAGATCCTAGTGCATTACATAATACTGTACAAAAAAAGCACGAACGATTAGAAATGCTCAACGGCGGAAAACCTAGCGGTTGCAACTATTGTTGGAACATAGAAGCAATGGGTGAAGAATACATAAGCGATCGTAAAGAACGTAATGCTAGTATCTATACGCCTGAGCGTTTCGAGCAAATTAAAACAGGCGATTGGGATCAAAATATTAATCCGCAATACATAGAAGTTAGCTTCGGAAACGAATGTAACTTCAAATGCGGATATTGCCATCCTAAACACAGTAGTTCTTACTATAAAGAAATCAAAGATTTTGGCCCGTATGACATGGTCAAGAATCATCGTAACGATATTAATTGTTTCAAAATCTATGAAGAAAAAACCAACCCCTACGTAGAAGCATGGTGGAAGTGGTGGCCTGAAGTTAGCAAGACATTAACTATCTTGCGTGTCACCGGCGGTGAACCGTTACTACAAGCCAGCACATGGCGCCTACTTGAGGACCTAGAAATAAATCCGTTACCTAATCTAGAACTCAACATCAATTCAAACTTTGGCGTTAAGCCTATATTGATTGATAGACTTGTAGAAAAAGTAAACAATCTAGTAAACGGTGGAAAGATTAAAGATTTTAAAATTTTTACAAGTATAGATACATGGGGTGCCCCTGCAGAATATCTACGCACTGGATTAGATCTAACAGTATGGGAAAGTAACCTTGACACTTATCTAACCAACACCAGTTTGCCGATTACATTTATGTGTACTTTTAATATTTTAACAGTGACTAATTTTCAAAGTTTGTTAGAGAAGATTCTAGAATGGCGCGAAAAATATAACGGATATAATCAAAATAAATGGCAGCGTGTACGTTTTGATACTCCGTACTTAAAAGAACCGTTGCAATATGACATGAACTTATTGCCTAAAGACGAGTTTATGCCCTACATGCAAAGTCACCTAGACTTCATTCTAGCCAATTCAGACGATAAAAACCGTAGTAAATTCAACGACTTAGAGTACGAAAAATTCCTCAGAGTTGTCAAATACATGGAATCAGCTATCTATACCCCAGAAAAGATAGAAGAAGGCAAACGAGACTTCTTTAATTGGTTTACTGAATATGACCGTAGACGCGGAACAGATTTTGCTAAAACTTTCCCAGCATTAGAAAACTTTTATTTTGAGTGTGCGAAATTATGAAAATTTTTATTACCGGAGTCGCTGGATTTTTAGGCAGTCATCTAGCAGATAGAATGCTAATGTTAGGACACAGTGTTGTGGGCAATGATACTTTATTAGGTGGATACCGTGATAACGTAGATCCTCGAGTTAAATTTTTTACAACTAATTGTTGTGACATAGACAGTATGACAACAATTATGCAAGGTTGCGATGTAGTTATTCATACAGCCGCAACTCCTCACGAAGGATTGAGTGTTTTTAGTCCTAATTTTATTACTAAGAATATATACCAAGCAAGTGTTTCTACTATCAGTGCCGCAATTAGTTGTAATGTA